GGCTCTGCGGTCGAAAGAAATCAAGGCAATAGTATTAAATATCGATTCGCCTGGTGGTGATATCTGCGGTATACACGAGTTTTCAAATATGGTATATGAGGCAAGGGGACAGAAGCCAATTGTAGCTTATGTGGGAAATTTATGTGCTTCGGCAGCATACTGGATAGCCTCTGCGTGTGACTGCATAATAGCAGATAAAACAGCGACACTGGGCAGTATTGGAGTGGTGGCATCGTGGATAGATGACAGTGCGTGGATGGAAAAAGAGGGTATAAAAGAATATAAATTAGTAAGCAGTCAAACACCAAATAAACAACAAGATTTAAATTCGGATGAGGGTTTGAATAGCTTACAAGCCGAACTTGATGGTCTGGCAAATATTTTTATCGAAAGTGTAGCAACGCATAGAGAACGAGCAGCTAAATATGTTGAAAGTAATTTCGGCAAGGGTGGTGTGCTTTTGGCTGAACAGGCAATCAAAGTAGGTATGGCTGATGAGCTGGGAAGTTTAGAGTCGGTAATACAGGGATTACAAGAGGGTAAATCATTTATAAAGAAAGGAGTGATTGATATGGCAAAGGAAGAAAAACTCGTTTTGGAAGATGAAGAAAAAGACGAGGAAAAAGAAAGTAAGACAAAAGCTGAGGACGAAGAAGAGGAAAAAGATAAAGAAACCAACAAGAAAGCTGAGTCCGAAGAAGATGATGAAAAGGATAAGGAAGGCAAGAAGGCATCTACACTTGAAACCAAGATGTCTGGATTGCTTTTGAGCGATGCAGTGCTTTTTAATGCAATCAAGGAATTGGGAGTAAAGGAAGAGCGTGAGCGTATGTTTGCTATAAACGAAATAGCAAAGGTTTATGGTGATAATGAGCTGGTGAAGAAGGCAATGTTTAACGAGCCAAAATCAGCTAAAGATTTATCGTTTGAATTGATAAAGGCAGAGCGTGTGGCATTGGAAGCNTATACAAAAGATTACCAAGAGGATATTTCAATGATTGCTGAAATCAAAAGAAGTGAGGGTGTTTTACAGACTGGCGAAGCAAAATTAAAGGCTGAAGTTGAGGATGTAAAAAAGGGATATAATAGGAATTAAGGGTTTTAAAATAGGAGGAAAATAATATGTCAAGACAATTAGGTATAAACACAATAGGCGAGCATAAATTTGACGAGATATTTGCGGGTGATTTCCCGCGTGTAAGCTGTGAAGTAATATCAACGGATGCCACAATGGACCTTGGCAAAGGTGCAATACTGCGACTAACATATCAGGGCAGTTCCAGATATAGTGGAGTAATGGCAACGATGACAGAATTAGGTTCACCAGGTAACAATGTATTTGCAGTATTGGGTGAGCCATTAGAACAAGGCGAGGTGGGAGTCGCATATTTGACAGGTGAATTTATAGGTGATAGAATGCTGATTTCAAATGGAAGCGGTGGCTTGGCGACAAACTGGGAAACCGTTAGGCACAATTTATTTAGTCGCAGTATCTTTTTGAGAGAAGCGGTATTACCATCATAGGAGGTTAATAATGGCACAAGATAATATGTATTTACAAAGAAAGATGATGGCTGCTCTGGAGCAGACACCACCATTACACCAGTTTTTACACAAAACATTTTTTAATAGAACTGTGAGACATACAACGCGTTTTATCGAATACGATGTCCGTAAGGGAAAGCGTGAGATAGCAAGGTTTGTCAATCCTCTGCACGCTGCTCATACGGTAGGGAAAGATGGCTTTGAAACCAAAACCACGATGCCAGCATACACAAAAGAGAAAATGCAGGTTACACCACTTGAAACACAATTCAGAGTTTTTGGAGATAACGCTTATGTTCCCAAAACACCGCAGCAAGTAGCAGATGAGATGATGGGTGAAAATCTGAGAACCCTAAACGAAAGATTGAGCAGATTGGAAGAGAAGCTCTGTGCTGATGCATTATTTACAGGTAAAGTAATTGCAGAGGGTCTGGGATGGTCTACTAATGTAGATTTTGACTATTCTGCTGGAACAGAATATACTGACAATATCTTTACTCTTACTGGGACCTCTGCGTGGAACAATCCCAACAGTAGTCCCCTAAAAGACATCGATAGGTGGAGACGAAATATAGTTCGTAGGTGCGGTATCCGTCCAACACATTTGATTTGTGCTTATGATGTTGGTTGGGCATTTATTGAACACCCTGAAATACAAAAGTATTTGGATAACCGCAGATATGAAATAGGAACGGTTCAACCAGATTTACAGGCAAACGGAGTGAGCTTTATTAGTGAGTTTTCATTGCCATCTGGTAGAATACAGGTGTATGTATACGATGAATGGTTTATCGACCCAGTAGATGGTGCAGAAAAGCCAATTGTCCCAGCTGGAAAAGTTCTTATTGGGTCAAATCAAGCGAGATGTGAATTCCACTACGGAATGATACAGAATATGGAAAGTCTGCAAGCTGTCCCAAGATGGGTGAAAGTTTGGACAGAATTAGATGGCTCTGCAAATTGGGTTCAACTTGAAAGTGCGCCAATGCCGAATCTATTCCAACCAGATGCTTTTATTGTGGGTAATGTTCTTGCTTAGGAGCCATAATGGAAATGGTAATAAAACTTTTGTCAAGTATCCGTCATGATGGAATGGATGTCGAAAAGGGCAAAATTATCAAGATTTCAGAGCGTGATGGTTGTCGCTTGATTTCATTGGGCATTGCAGAATATATCGATGCAGGTGAGGGGGAAGTAGCACCTCCACCTGCGGTCGATGATGAAGCTTTGGATTTAAACAATATCGATAAAGAGACTGCTTGTATCCTTGAAAGTTGCGACTCTGCTTTGCTTCTTGAATTAAGAGCTAAGACAAATAAAGTTCTGCGGGAAGAGCTGATTGGGATGGGTGTTACACTTACCAACCGTGAAAACAAAGCAGGGTTGATAGCCTTATACATTGAAAATATGTATAAGGACGGAGTTGAGACAAAGGCTGAGCTATTAAAACGAGCTGAAACTATGACGGTGGAAGAGCTGGCAAGTGAGCTTGCGATATTTGGAATTTCGACAGAAGTAAGTGATACAAAAGAAAAGCTGTTTGAGTTGCTAAAAATAGAGCTGAGTAAATAATGGGTAACACATTCAAAGAACAAGTCTATGAGGACTTTAAAAACGTCTTGATGAATTTAGAGGAATATGGACGGGAGTGTTCTTGGAATGGATATCCTCTACAGATAGCTGAGGATGCCCGGATAAATACCCAGCTGTATGAAGCTCAAGGTGTTAATTTTGATAAAAAGATAATATATTGCCGTGAAATTGACCTTGCTTCTCCTCCATCTGTTACAGAGCAGGTCAATTTTGACGGCGAGTATTGGTATGTATCGGATGTGAAAACACCGTTTAGTTATTTCATAATAACACTTGAAAGGCGGATATCATGATAATAATGACAAACGAAATTTACAAAGATAGATACAAAAAATTTTTTCAAAAATATCCAGCATTACTTGAAATTGCAATAAAGAACTCTGCGGATAAAGCTATCAATGAGTTAAGAAAAGATGTCCGTAGAGTGGTTCCAAAGTTATGGAATGTAAGAAAGGAACAACTAAAAGATTTCAAAGTCAGAAAGTCCGATGCAAATGGGATAGCAACTGCAACTCTTAAGGATAACAGAACTAATTTTAAATTTCTTTCACCAAGTCCCAATACACCGATGACTGGTAAAACAACAGGTGGAGTATCAATACTTTTAAGAAATACAAGACATAGATTTCAACACGCCTTCACTGCTAATCTTGGCAGACGAGGTTTTGGAGTTTATCAACGAGTATTTCATGGTGCAACAGGACAAAAAGTAATGTATGTTGACCCAAAAACAGGAACAAGAAAACAAGCAGTGAAAGCATTGACCACCATATCAACGCCTCAAATGTCATTATCAGAGTTAACAGATATTCCAAGAGAAGTAGAAGAGAGAGCAAATCGGAAGTTTGAAGAAGAGTTTATGAAAGAAGCAGAGGCGATGATTGTTAAAATGGGAGCAAAATGAGAATATATTGGCTTTTAAAGGATTTACAACAAGAACTAAAATTAGCTTTTGAGAAATTTCCTTTTAGAGATGGTGAGGATTTCAGACCACCTGAAATATGGATTGGTGATGTTCCCCCAAAAATCTCACTGCCAACGAATGTGCAGAAGCCGTATAAATCTGGTGAACCGCCATTTATTGTTATCCGTTTTCTTGACGGCGACCAACAGATTGACAAAGCAAAGTTCTTTGAAATAAGAATAGGTTTTTTATGTGCTGTTTATAGCAAAGAAAGTTTTGACGAAATTGAAACAGGTTATCAAGACATATTTAATATGATTGAAAGGGTAATGCTGGTTTTAAATAATCGTCATTATTGGCTTGAAAGTTTTTGGAAATGTGAGGAAAATATAAAAGTGGTAAGTGGTTTACAGAAAGAATTAACAAATATCTATGATGCTGGTTCAAACTCACACCCATTTTATGGCTCGGCTGTGGTTGCGACATTTACTTGTCCAGCAATAAACCGACCACCATTCCCAGAAACAGATAATAAATATTAGGAGGAAAAATAAGATGTCAGAGAAAGATGAAAAAGTAAAATCACCAGCTGTTATGCCAAAGGCAACACCAAAACAATTACGATGGATTTATTTAGGTGTTCCAATGATAGAGCGTGGCAAGGATGGACAGATTTTGTTTCAGATAAGATATGCGCAGACATTTAATAATGGACTGCCCAGTGAAGTGGAAGAGCGAATGAAAGCAGACGGAGATTTCAAGAGAATGTTTGTCGAACACAAGGATGCTGCTAAAACAATGGCGGAGTTGAGCAAACCTGACAGTAGCCTTTCGATTGCTAAAAAAGCATTGTCTGAAAGGTATTTAAAATCAAAGAAAAGGGGGTAGGGAATGTCTGATTTTTATGGAGTGAGATTTAGAGAAGTTCCAACGAGCTTGCTTGCGCCTGTTCGTGTGAATGCTTCTCTTTTAATGGCTTTTGGGACTGCCCCGATACATAGGCTTTCCCCAGAGCAACAAGAAAAGGTCAAGCCTGGTAGTCTTGTATTAGCTTTTAGCAATGCAGAGGCTTCACAGCAATTAGGGATAGATGGTGCAAGGGATGACACAAAGAAATGGGGATTGAGTGAGGTCGCTTATAACAAGTTTTCTTTGTTTAGTCAAGCACCAGTGATATTTGCAAATTTATTTGACCCAGCTGTGCATAATCGAAATATAACAGGTGAAGTAGTTACATTTGATGTCAATGTAGGGATGCTTGCTAATGACGATTTGATTGGTGATTTGGCTCTATCAAGTAGTGGAACTACCTTTGTAGAGGGGACTGACTATTATTTAAATAGGGTTACAGGTATGATAGAGGCAATCGATGGTAGTAGTTTATCAACTGCAATCACATCTGGGTCCAATCCTATAACAGCTACTTATAGATGTGCTGCTCCCGATTTGGTAACTAATGAGGATTGTATCGGTGGCTATGATATTTTGACAGGTAAAACAACAGGGTTGGAACTTGTCGAACAAGCTTTCCCAGAGTTTCGGATGGTGCCTGGAATACTATATGCACCGAATTTTACTCATCCGTCAGTAACAGCGGTTTTGAGTGCCAAGACAGAAAATATCAACGGAGTATTTAAGGCTGGGATTGCAGTGGCTAATGTTCCAGACGATGCGGTGGATATTTATTCAGATTTACCAAAATGGAAAAACGAGAATAGTTTAGTCTCTGAAAATCTGTATTTGTGCGTGGGTCGATTGATTGATGGTGAGCGGACATATAATACGGCGGTTCAAGCGGCTTGCCTAATGGGTCTGGTGGATGCAAGACGACAAGTAGCACCCTACGAGTCACCATCTAATGAAAATTTGAGGTGTCAAGGCTGGATGTTGAACGGAGAGGAAGTCAATTTATCATTGCCTCAGGCTAATATGCTAAGAGGAAATGGTATAAGCGTTCCGCTCAATTTTATTGGTGGGTGGAGATTGTGGAACTCATGGACAGCGGCTTACCCTGGTAACAGTGACCCTAAGGACTCTTTGATAACACACAGACGAATGATGGCTTGGTATGGCAATGGTCTTGTAATGACATATTTCCAGACTGTGGACTCACCATTTAATAGACGAATGATAGAAACCATAATCAACAGTGAACAGATAAATCTAAATAGCCTTGCTTCTGCAGGTGCTATTATAGATGGGTCGATTAGTTTCAACGAAGCGGATAATCCTTTGACTGATTTAATGCAGGGATTTGTTAAATTTGATGTGAAACTTGGACTTGTTTCTCCAGCACAACGGATAGATTTCAGTTTGGAATTTGACCCAGAGATGCTGCTGGCGTTGTTTGCAGGATAGGAGGTGTAAATGGCTAATATTCAACCACAAGTAATACAAAATTTTGAGGCTTATTTGGACGGAAATAGGCTTTTAGGAATAGTAGATGCAACTCTGCCGAACCTACAAG